CTGTTTGCTAAACAGTACGCATGAGAAATCGTGTCTGGATCGTTCCCAGTGTCTTCCTCCAAAATTTGACTGTCTCTTCACGTTGGAACAACGTACATTGGCTCTGGGTATTACAGAGGTGTGTTAGGCGGTTAAACTTATTATGCTCAGGTGCGCTAATTGGCAAAGCGGCGAGATTTAGAATCTCGTGAATGTGAGTTCGACTCTCACTCTGAGTACCAATTCAGGAAAGTGGCGACCAACGGAGGTCAAACAGATTTGAAATCTGTTGCTATTGGTAAAGCCGGTAGGGGTTCGAATCCTCCACTTTCCTCCATATAACCCCTTGCGTTCTGGGAACAAACGAGTCTCCAAAACTTGTTAGCGGAGTTCGATCCTCTGGCTTGGGGCCATTATAGACTATGCTCCGGTAGTCCAATCTGGTAGAGACAAGGGTCTTAAACGCCCTCAAGGTGTCGGTTCGACCCCGACTCGGAGTACCATTTCAAAATATATTTCAACTAACCCATTGACAAATAGGTAATATACTGTACAATATTAGTAGTAGTATAAATAATGCTTATTTGTTACCCTTCAGGTGACACCTATATGGTAGAAAAAATCGGCCCAGCGAGTCCTAGACAAGAGGACTTCTTACTTAGCGAAGCTGACATAACTGTATTCGGTGGAGCTGCTGGTAGCGGTAAAAGCTACGTAGGTTTAATGACTCCCTTACAGTTTGTGAATGATCCATTCTTTCGTGGAGTTATCTTCCGTAGAACAATGCCTGAGATTACAGCGGGTGGTGGTCTTTGGGACACTGCTCAGTTTATGTATAAGCAGTTTGACAAGAACGTAAGGTTTCGTGAGAAAGATAAGGTTGTAGTGTTTCCTTCGGGAGCGCAGCTTAAGTTCTCTCACCTTGAAATGGAAAAAGACAAGTATAGCCATCAGGGTGCTCAGTATAGCTTTGTTTTATTCGACGAAGGCACTCACTTCTCTGAAACAATGATTGACTATCTTCGTTCAAGACTAAGAGCTCCACGCTCTAAATACAAAACACAAATGAAGATTACCTGTAACCCCGACTACGATAGCTTCCTACGTAAGTGGGTAGAATGGTATCTCGATCCCGTCACAGGAATCCCCGACCCAGCGAAAGCTGGTTTAATGCGTTTCTTCGTAAGAAATGGTGACGAGCTTAATTGGGCTGATACCCGAGAAGAGTTAGAAGCTATCCACGGAGAAGGCCCAGAAAGTGGTATCGTATCCTTCGTATTCCACCCAGCTACAATCTACGACAACCCACCTCTAATGAAAGCTGACCCAACATACGTAAGTCGTCTAATGTCGCTTACAAGGGTTGAGAAAGAGCGTCTGCTGTATGGTTCTTGGTACGCAAGACCAGAGGAGTCTGGTTACTGGAAAAAAGCTTGGGTTGAGTTTATACCGAAGCGTCCATTAAAAGTTAAGAAGCGTGTAAGAGCTTGGGATATCTCAGGTAGCATACCTTCTGAAACATACCCTAATCCTGACTGGACTGTGGGTGTTCTAATGGCCTTAGACGAGGATAACAATTACATCATAGAAGACGTGTGTCGCTTTAGAGACAGGTTCCAAGGTGTGTTCCAACAGATAGTTGCTTGTGCCAAAGAAGACGGTACAGACACTCAGATTATTATACCGGCTGACCCCGGCGCTGCTGGTAAAGCTTATGCACAACAACTTGTGCGCGACCTAGCAGACTTAGGTTACTATTCAAAAGTAAAGACAACAAACCAGAATAAGCTTACAAGATTTGCTCCATTTGCTTCGGTAACTGAGGCAGGCTTTGTTAAGATATTAACTGCCGCTTGGAATGATAAGTTTGTAGACGAGCTGGAATCCTTTGATGGTAGTCGTAACAAGAAAGACGATCAAGTTGACGCATCTTCAGATGCCTACTGGTCTCTCACTCAGGCTATCACGCTTCCAGACTTTAAGCTACCAAGTTTTACTCAAACCAACCCATTCACTTTAAACTATAACTGAGGGATTTATGGCAGAAGATAATCTAGACTTAAACTCTGGCACAGAAGCTCCCCTAAGATTAAGAATGGGCGAAATCTCAACTGTAGGTTTAAAAGTCAGCAATGACAGAATCTACGAAGAAATGAAGAAAGAGCTCCGTTGGCCTAGCGTTGTTACAACGTATAAGCAGATGGGTTACGATGCTACAATCGCTGCTGCAATCGAATTATTTGAAATGATGATTGCTCGTGTTGATTGGCAAGTTGTGCCTCCAATGGATGCTACACCAGAACAGGTTAAGAAAGCTAAGTTTGTAGAACAGTGTAAAGATGATATGGAACATACTTGGATGGAATTCATTCAAGAGATTACCAGCTTCTTGACATACGGTTTCAGCGTCCATGAGAAGGTCTACAGAAGACGTTTGATTGAAGCTGGCTCCAAGTACAGCGATGGCCTTATCGGCTGGAAGAGAATACCTGTACGCTCTCAAGATACCATCGAGAAGTTCCTATTCTCCGACGATGGTCGAGACGTTATTGGCGTTCAGCAAGACCTATCTACAAGCTACGATCTAACTCGTTTTAGAAATGTTCTTTCAACAACTAATAAGATTGAGATACCTCGTAAGAAGTTTCTTCTATTCAGAACCAACCCCAAGCGTAATAACCCAGAAGGTAATAGCCCTCTTAAGAAGGTCTACTTTGCTTGGAAATATAGAACGCTTATTGAAGAACAAGAAGCTATCGGTATTAGCAGAGACATGGTTGGTATGCCCGTTGAATGAAAGTTCCAGCGGCTTTGTAGAGTAATCTACACCGAACATCTTTCTAATTCAGGGGAACCCCTAACGCATTATGGCGAGGGCAATCCTGAGCGAAGCTTTATAAACATTGTTTATAATTGAACGTGCAACGACTATCCCCGGCAGGGGAGTAGACTACAAGCGATTGGTAGTCGAAATGGAAGACATCCTTTTAGGATGATGATATAGTCTATCCTGTATGGAAACATACAGCAGTTCATAAGAGAACGGGCAGATTCTAGCGAACTCTGTCGAATATACGAGAATAAAAATACCCCCACGTTATATGTCAGATGATGCTACGCCAGAAGAGAAAGGTATCTACGAGTATTACCAAAAGATTATTCGTAATATCCACAACAACGAACAAACTGGTCTAGTGCTTCCACAGGCTCACGACCCTGAATCAAGACAACCTCTGTTCGACTTCGAGCTTATGGGTGTACAGGGTGGTAAGCAGTACGACACAGATAAGATTATCAAGCGTTGGGATAACAAGATACTTACACTACTCTTTGCTGACTTCCTTAAGATGGGACAAGATCAAGTAGGTTCATTTGCGTTAGCTGGTGAGAAGACAAGCCTTATGTCTATGGCTGTTGAAGCTAGACTACAAGAGATTAGTAACACACTTAATTACGATCTTATACCTCAGACGTTTAAGCTTAACGGTTGGTCAGACACTGACTATCCTCAGTTTAGATATGGTAACCTTAACGAAGTTGATATCGAAGAGTTCTCAAAAGCTATTCAACGTATCTTCTCTGTTAACGCTATCGAAGCTGACAGACCTGTTATGAATAAGATTAGAACAACTGTGTTCAAGGTCGATCCAAAAGCCGAAGATGCTCCAGTCAATAAAGACGAGCTACCTAAGCAGGAGACACGCGCAGGTGATGGTATGGCTAAGGGTTCTTCTAATGGAACAGCCGACGATGCAGCCGCATCAGATACATCCTCAAGCAACGCAGACAACACAGGATAACCGATGAATAATGAACGCAAGTTTATGGAGGGCTTAACCGCCCTTCTATCTAAGTGTTTTGGTGAGTCTGACGAAGCGCCAAGACATGAAGAGTCCCCAGCCAATGGTCAGGGAATCTCTGTAACAAAGGCAGTTGATGAAGAGTTAAAACAAGCAACCTTTCTAGTGCTTTCTCCAAACGAAGTTGATCTTCATGGAGACATTTACGATGAAGCCGAAGTAAGGAAAGGTTGTCATAACTTTCAAGTCCACTGTA